GTTGTCAAACTAACTGAGAATGTTACTGTTTCAGTTGGGTCTGCAGGAAATGTATGAATAGGATTTTTTTCTGTTGATGTAGTACCATCATCAAAATCCCAAAAGTAAGCATCTGGTTCTTCAAAGCCAACATTTGTTGATATATTTGTAAAATTAACAATTTGATATGACTGTGTGTATGTAAAATCTGGATTCATTGTTGGTCTTGTTAATGTTACTGTTTCTGTATGTGTATTTGTCCCGCCACCAAATAGTGCATACACAGTCAAACTAACTTCATATTCAGTTTCATCTGGTGCTGGGTCGTAAATGTGTACTGGATTTTGTAATGTTGATGTATTTCCGTCTCCAAAATCCCAAAGATAAGAATCAGGTTCTCCTGTCTCATTGTTACGAGATGTATCTGTAAAGGTTACTTGAGTAAAATTATTTGTAAGATTTTGTGACCAAGTAAAATCAGCCTCTGGTGTTGGAGCACCTACTGTTAGCATTATTGCTGGTGCAATTACCCATCCAGTATTTAATGTTACATAAGGAATAACAAACCAATATCCATCACCATACTCTTCTAATATTCCATCATCATCATAATTCCAAGTTACAGTTAATCCAGTTCTTGGCAATCCATCTTTAAATGCATCACCACTCCAGGCTCTTTCCCAAAATCCATCTGGATTATTTTCTAGAGCACTTAATGCCCAAACAACATTCTCAATGTTTTCAGTTGGATAATTAGTAATAGTTGCTGTAAAGTTAAAGTTTGTATCTCCAGTTAAAGAGTTCATTGTTATTGTTGGTGGAGGACCTTGATTTAAATATACAATTTCTAGGTCTGATGGTTTAAATGAAAATGATGTAGTCCATGAATTTGCAGAGATGTTGTGAGTAATACCACAAATTGCATAAAGTCTATTAATAATATTTGTAGCATTTACTTCATGCTTTATTCTTACAAATTGATTGATGTAATAATTACTATATGTCCACAATGATTCTATATCTGAGGCTCTTCCATTATCAAAAGTAATTGTTTGTATTTCTGCTACTGGAGAAGCAACAATATCAAAAATATCTTTTGAATATCTTTGCATTTCTGCATCAGTTGCTAATGATTCAGGAAAGTAAGTATCAATATTTGTTTTTACTGGTCCCCAATTAGTTATAGAAGTTGCAGATGCGTATGTTCCAAATGATTCTTGTGTTGATTCAATAACATCTCCAACTCCAAGAGTTCTATACTCATTACTAAATTCAAGTTGATTGGTAACTCTTTTATATCCATTATCATATACAATATTTTGATATGGAGCATTGTCTTCTGGGTATGAACTAAAATCAACATCTGGATATTGAATAATAGGGTCTATTTGTGGTGGCCAATAAGCACCGTTATATTTAACAAATGGTGCAAAACTTATTGTTGGAGTTACAAATGCGCTAGCAAAGTAACTATAATCAACATACATAAAATCTAAATTTGTTTGACAATATTTTGTAATTATTTCTAATAGTGGTTCTCCTGCTTTAGGAAAAAACTTTGCTGGTCTATATGCAAGAACAGAACCTCCACCAGCAGAACCTCCAGTCTGTTGTTGTCCCATAATAAAATTAAAAAATATAGATGCTCCTTTTAAATTAACAAATGCAGGAAGTTCAACAAGAGTTTCAATATTAACTCCTTCTGGGTCTCCAAAATCAATAGCCTCTTGCTCAAGTTCATTTGTTACTAATATTTTTTGAAGCAAACCAAATACATCAACTCCAGTAATAGTAATTATTGGGTCATCGTTTCTTATGTATTCAACATTAATATCAGTTATATATCCTATAAAGAATGCTGCTTGAAAATTATTGGTTGGAAGATATTCATCTATTATTCTTGTATCATAAAAAACAATCTGTGAATTATATTTAACATTAGGATTTACTTTTGGGTCAAGATTAGGGTTACGAGTTACAATTGTAAACTGTCCAGTATCTGATTGTTGAAATGGACCTTCATAAGTATCTATACCAGTTTTAATGTTAATATCAGTTATTCGTGAAGTTATATTTTCATATACTCCTGGAATCAATCCCTCTTGAACATCATAATAAGGTTCAGTAATTGTTAATACAACATCAAATATATTTTCTATTTTATTCATTAACGCCTTCTGCCTGTTCCAACTGCGTTTGTACTTACCTTACCATATTGCTTAATTGCATTAGATACCTGACGACCAAGGTCAGCACCATTTGTGCCAAGCCCTGCATTAATTGTAATGTTAATTCCTGCTGCTGATGTTCTTGACATCAAGGATGGCAATGATGCTCTTGGAACTGCAATACCTGCTTGTGCTCTGTTTGATACAGACTTAACTGCAGGAGCATTAAATGTGCTTTGCAATCCACTAATAATATTAGAACCAATTCCAGCAAATACTTTTGATGGAGAGGCAATGCCTAAAGCCTTTTCAGCCCAAGATGGAAGAAGATTCTTAAAGAATCCAGTTACCTTATCTCTAAGCCAACCAACCATGTTTTGCATACCATTCCAGAGTCCCATAACAATATCTTTACCAACTTCAAACATTCTTTTTGGAATTGATAGATATGCTTGAATAATCTCTCCAACAAAGTCAACAACCTTGTCTTTAAATTGCATAACTGTATTCCATGCTTTTGGAACTACATCTTTAATCATATCCCAAACTTTGCCAACTGCTTCTGTAACCTTGTCCCAATTTTGATAAAGCAATACGATTGCTGCGATAATTAAGCCAATACCAAGGCCTGCTAGAGCAATCTTTAATAGGTTAGTTGCAATTGTTGCAAGTCCAATACTTCCAGCAGTTGTTCCACTTGTTATTCCAAGTGTAACCAATGATGCCTTCATGCTTGCTAAGAATGTTAAGGTTAGTGCACCAACAGTAAGAAGTACGCCTAGTACAACAATAACATCTTTAACTGGTCCTGGCAATGCATCAAATGCATTCATCATTTTTGTTAAAAAGTCAATTCCTTTTTCAAGTATTGGTAAAAACTTTGTAGCAATTTGTTCTTTGATATCAGCCAATGCTACTTCAAATTTTTGTGTTGATGTAACATTATTTTCTGCAGCATCTCCATATTTCTTTTGTGCTGCTGCAATAATAATATCAAGTGCTTCCTGATTCTTCCCAGCCTTTGATGCTGCCTCTGCTTGTGCATAAGTTGCTTCTGATAAATCAGGAACTATTTTGCTTAATTCTTTTGCTGTTAATTCACCATCAGAAAATGCTTTGGCAAGTTTGCCAGTTACTGCTTCTGCTCCAACTGCTCCACCAGTATATGCTTCAACATCAAATGCAACATTAACTAATTCTGCAGACAAAGCCTTTGCATCAGCAGGAAGACGAGAACCTAACTGAGTAGATAATTGAATAATTACATCATTGTCAACTGCAATTGCTTTACCAAACTTATCAGCATCTTCTGTAATCTTCTTTAATGCTGCAGAACCTTCACCAAATGTGGTGGTGGCTGCTCGCATTGTTTCTGCTGCTTCTTTAGCCTCATCAATGCCTTGCTTAAGAAATGTTAAACCTTTAGTTGCAAGGAATCCAGTAGCAGCAATACCTGCAGCACCTGCAATGCCTTTAAGTTTAGTTGACATCGTGTCAATTTGACCATTAGCATCATTAATTCCAGAAGTAAGTTTACTGGTCTGAGCAACAATATCAATTGTTATCTGATTAGCCATTCTTACTCCTCTTGTTAAGTGCCGTCACAATTGCACCGTATTCTTCCAGCGTGAGTTCCCAAAACTGATCTGGCGTGTATCCTGTTTCTGCACAGAACTCGCCCATCCTGTTTAGGCTGGATTCACTTCTTTTGGGACAGTGAATTCAACTCCAGCAAGGTCAGTCAATTGTTGGATTGACATCTCTTCTGCTTCTCCTATTGTAAGGCCTGGGTTGTTTCGCTTTGCCATCATGTATTGCATTGCGAATGCTAGTTTTGACTTAGACTTGCTTTCAGTCCATTCGTCCATAGGTAAATCTAAATATTCTTCTACTTCTGCAAGTTCTTTCCACTTGAGAGTATTCATTAAATCAAAGTTCTCCATTTTACTGCCTCCTGTTAGTTTAAGTCGTATTGCTTTATTGCCTTTTGGATACTGTCATTGTATTTCTCAATGATGTAGCCCATGTTATCGTTTACTGCTGGATTCAAATAAGGTTGTGCCTCTATGTTTCTTAGTGGCCATCCGTATTCAATTACTCCTGCATAAGGTACTGCTGCACTACCTGCCAATATTTGGGCTTTTTCTGCTGAAGGATTACCTTTAACAGAAGAAGCAAGAGCACCAGTTAATACAGGTGCCATAGCAGAGGCTTTCTGAGATAGAGTCGTACTTAGTTCTTTATTAAGTTCTATATTTGACTCTAAATCTTTGTTAAGTTTCTTAAGTGAGTCTGTGACTTGCTTAATACCCTCAACAGTTATTGCCTCTGCCATGACTACTCCTTAATTATGAAGTTACTTTGGTTGGCTTCTCATCAAGAATGAGATTCAAGTCAAATACAAAGAACTCGCCTGCTGCTCCACCCAAATCAGGTACAGTTTCTGGGTATCCAGTTGCTGTAAAGTGTGGTTGTGCTGCAGATGGTGTTGCATTACCATGTGGTGCATAAGTAATTGTTAGTGTTACACCTGGGTTATCCCAAAGGGCTGTCCATAGTGATGATGCTGCTGTGTCCTGGAATCCAGTTACAGCGCATGTGAAATCAAGTGAATCTTCGTAGTTTCCGAAACCAAGAGTGTTTACTGCTGATGAAAAAGTAACATTACTTACTCCACCTGCATACTCAGTTCCTTGGACTTCAAAGACGATTGATTTGCCTTTAATTCTTGCCATATCAATTTCCTCCTTCAATGTCTATTGAAATATTTATGTTTGTTGCTAAAAACCTAGAACCATTTACCTCTTGGATGAATGGCTTATCTACGGTTAATGTTGTTGCTGATGTGTATTCCCAAATCGCAGGGATAAGAGTGTCAAGTGTATCGTCAAGATTTTCTGTTTCTGTTTCATTAGTTGCATAAGGTACTAAGATAAGTACTTTCCAATTAGAAGCATAGTCTGCCTCATATTGGTTTTCATATACAGTAATGAAGTTAGCATCAGGTTCCATAATCGCACAAAGTGGATTAGGTCTTGCTGGTACAAACTTATAAACCTTTGAAATACCACCAAGAATGATGGCACTCTCTAATTCACTTCTTACCGTTGCTAAATTCATCCGAATCGCACCATGTATCTGTTAAGTAAAGGATACACACCAACGAGTGGGTCTCTTGCAGTATTTAATGGCGCACCATCATATGTTGCATATTGAGCCACACCCATTGGTGCGTTACGACGATTAAATAGTTCTGAACCAACCTCAAGATAGCAACGCTTCAACACACCAACAGGAACTTTGGTAGATGCAATATAACTTGCAACCAAATCCTTAGATGTATCCCAGCATTCTTCTACATAAGCGTCATCAGTAGATGAAGCACCTACATAAGCCTTGAGGTCAGTCCAGTCCATTTTAGTCTCCTATTAATTAATTATGCAATCTTGCAAAGTGCCTTTGGATCAGTTACTGCAATACCTAGGTATCCGTAAACTGAGAATGAGTTTGTAAGATTTGTGATTTCTTCGTCGTTCAAACGGAAAGGTGCACCAGCAGATTCGTAAGTTGTGATTGCTCCTGAGTTACCTGCGTAGAATGAAAGTGCTGCAAGTGATGGGTCAACTACGATTGGTAGACCAAGAACATTTCCTGTTAGACCAACTGGGTTGATATTTCCATAAGTGTTAACTGTTGCACCAGTGTTTGAAAGAATTGGACGGTCCATTGTGTCAACTGTCTTAGCCATCAAACGGAATACATCTGATGAGACAAGGATGAACTCTAGTGGAAGTCCTGTATCTCCATTAACCTTTACTGCTGCTTCTGCAAGAGAATCAATGATTTCTGCAGCAGTCCAAGCACCAAGTGCTGACTGATTAAATAGTGCAGCATCTGTAATTAACTGCTGACGCATTGCTGCGTTTGTAACTGATGCATACTTAGCAACCATTGCACGGAATGCTGTGTCAACATAGTTGATTGATGAACGCTCTACTACCTGACGAGACATATCTGTGTAACCACCGTATGTCTTGATTGGTGCTGTTGCTGAAGTAAGAGTCAACTTACCGTAAGCAAGTGTATCGCCTTCTGCTGCCTGGTTTGCAACATCAAGTGTGTTGGTATTAATTTTTGGGTATTCAACATTCATTCCGTCTGGTGGTAGTGCTCCAGATGAGAATACTGAGTATGTAGGACGACCTGCGTTTAGGATACGAACTGTATCTGAAACCCAAGCGTTCTTCATGATTGAGTCTGCTGAATCTGCTCCTGTAAATGTACGGTGAGCATCAACATCTCCTGATGCTACTGCCTTTACATATTCTCCGTATGAACGGAATTGTGGTACTGAGACTGAAGGTGTCTTTTCTGATGTAATAACATCTAGACGACGCTCCAACTCCTCTGCGTGATTACGAACTTCTTCAATTGCTGAAGTGTAATCAGGTGTTGTGTTTTCCATGGATATTTCCTCCTGATTGGTTTCTTCTCTGACTGAAAGTACTTCAGCCTTGTCGTATGCAGGAAATGCTACTAAGGATACTTCCTTAAGATTTACCTTCTTACGAATTATTGTTTTGTCTTTCTTTTCATCTGTTACAGGAATAAAACCTACTGAGAAAGAACGGATTGCTCCATCTTTAACTAAGTTAAGTGTTTCATTTCCTAAAACTGTTTCTGAAATCTTTGCCTTAATCATAAGGCCTTCATCAGATTCTGTCATTTCTGTGACAACACCAATTATGTCTTCGTGGTCACGAAATAGTTTAACATTGGCATTCAAATCAATTGCGCCTTTTTCAAAACGCTCTGACCATCCTCCACCAATATCAATAGTGTCGTTATAAGGAACAGCCAAACCTTCAACTGTGCGAAGTTCTGCGTCTGTTGCTCTTATCTCAAAACTGCGGGTAATCATTTCATTCATATTCATTACTCCATTTTAGACTACAGGTTGAGTGTCGCCAACGACATCAACTGGAGCCTGGTCTTGTGTTATTTCTGACATGCCTTCCATCTCACGGACTTCTGGAACTGTCAAGAAATTATTTGTGAGTCCAATTGCATAAGACTCGTATCTTGTTTTTACATTGGGGCGAAGGAACTCTGTAAGATTAAACTCAGCGTACTGTCCTCTTGGAAGAAGGTCAGTGATAGCCTGTTGAATGCGAACAATATATTGCTGCAATCCATCTTCAAATAACTTTGCTCTGTCTTCGTTACCGTTGACATAGGTCATGCCCTGTCCTTCAATTCCCATTCCCAAGTACATTGTTGGCACACCAAACATCATTGCAATCTGGCGTGTTATGAACTTCTGGTTTTCTAGGAATTGTGCTTGCTCAGGGCTAAGTGCAATTGAATCATACTTAAGACCTGACGAAAGGACGGCAATACTTCTTTCTTGCTGAGATGCAACAAATGCTTCTTTATTTTGTCTTGCGACATCTGCAGAAAGAAATTCTGATGTTGTTAATGTACCTGTTGGTACTGCTGCTGTTCTAAACCAATTGTCTGCATAGTTATGCAAGTCAAGTGCTGAACGCAGAACTGAACGATGGCGTTGTAGTGGACCTTCACCAAGTAGTGATGTTGAACTTGGATTGTGCCACAACTTAAGATGCTTAATATTTGCTGATGTGTAAGTCTTTGACTTGTAAAGATAATAAATCTTTCCTGTCTCATCTACTGAGACGCTTACATCTGCTGGATGAAGATTTGTAACATTTACAATTCCTCTTGGTCCACGGCTAATATGCCAAAAAGCATTTCCATAAACTGCCATGTGAATTAATGTTGTGCCAAGCCACTCTGATTGAGATATTTGATTTTCAAGGTCAGGCGTTTCTAACCAAAGTGGTGTTGGTAATGCTGTGTTTCCTCTGTAAACATTTACAGGTATCTGCATTATTGCAGTTTCTAATACTGATGTGGCACGAGACACAGCAACAAGACTAAGTGCAGTAGTTGGTGTTACACCAATCTCTACTCTTGCTGGTGCAGTGTTTGCTACTCCACGATTCTCTGTGTCAGGAACAAACATTGGTTCTACTTCATAACCAAGTCTGCTGATTAATTTATCTCTAAATGCCATTTACTTCTCCTCAATGAACCATCTGCTGTGGTTTTATTTGTGTTTCCACAAACCAAACGGCCAATACTGTTGCTACTGCTGCATCTATATCAGTCCCGCTATCTTTACGGGCAATCCTCCAGGATTCTCCGCTATTTTTGCGTACTGCTCGTTGCATTTGTAAGGAAACTATATCATCTTGTGGATGAATTAACTCCTTTTTCATAATTCTACTATATGTGTTGTTTGACGCTGATATTAAATCTTTATTACTAGTCATCTGAACTCTTAAACCCTTTTGTTTTAGGGCAGCACCCAAGTCATCTAATACATTTGAATCCATAATGAAAGGTTTGCCATACTTGGCTAGGTCCATACATACATTAATCACTTCATCAATGTTAGTATTGTTTAATGATGCTACTAACTCTGTGGCTATCTTTCCATCTTCCTGCATTTCTGCAGTCACAATAGATACATATTCCCAACCAGAGGTACGCTCAATAGCAAACACTTCAGGGTTTGTAGGCCTCCCGTTTGGCAAACTGGACCACGCTCCTACCTGTATCCAAGCGTTCATAGATGATACAAACTGGTTTAAACGGTAGCGTCTAGCGTCTGGCTCAGGCATAGTTGCCAATTCATTCTTGACTGATTCCCAGTTTAGGATACCTGAAGCCAATTGAGGGTTAGCACTTCTGACTGCATCCTCATCATCTATGGCACAGCCCTTTGGTGCTTCCCAACAGAAGAATCCAAATCTCTCAAGGTCTTCTTGACCTTGGATAGCAGCCATTCCTCTTTCGTACAAATGTTTCAAAAGGTTTGATGTGTCATCGCCTGCAGTTGTGATACCAATGGTTAGCCCATCTGTGCGGGTAGCAGAACCAAGGCTCATAGCAGTCCATACATCTTCTTTGGCCACATGAAGTTCGTCAAATATGACCATTGATGGATGTAGACCTTGTGCTGTTGCTACATTACTACCAATAACCTTATACATACCTGTACCATCTTTAGTCCATAGTCCTCTATGTTCTGTAGACTTACTAAAGAAATGTGCAAGCAATTCAGATGAATCTACCTGGTGTTTTAGCCTACGATAGACTATCTTTGCCTGATCTGCGGAAGCAGCAACAGAGATAACTTCAGGAGCAGGCTCATGCAGAAGCATCCCATATAGGGCAAATAAGGCTCCTAGAAGGCTTTTTCCATTCTTTCTAGGCATAGATATCACTACCTGCTTATAGCGCAGCCTACCAGCCTTTGACGGGTCGTGGAAGTCATCTGGATATCGTTCTAAGACATGCCGAATTAACCACTTCTGCCAATCAGTTAATGTTAATATTTCATCATTCTTTTCAGGCAATCGCCATAAGGTTTGAGATATATTAATAACCTTTTCTCCATCAGTGGTAAAGTCCTCAGATAAAGGCTCAGTCCAATATGTGGGAAGCCAAGGATTAGCCGTTTGCAATAGCCTGCAACATTTCTGCTGGACTCATAGTCTCAGACTTTCTATTATTAAGAAGGCCAAGGTTTGATAGTAGGCCAATTAGGATAGGAGCGTTTTGATGTCGCTTATCAGGATTAGCATCTATTGTTTCTGCCAATAGGACTGCTTGCTTTGCTGCTGCCATATCTACCTCATCTAACCAAGTAGCCTTTGATATTGATAATCTGACAGATTCTGCTAATGTCATATCCAGATTAAGTGGTTCATTTATTGCTGATATATCTCTAAGACCTCTTGGGCCTTGACTCATACCTGTTCTCATATATTTCTCCTTTTACTATTTATTGGTTTGGTATTTCTATTATACTCTTACAGGGTTCCTGCATGAAAAATAAAAAAACCTCATAATTTATTTATCAAACCTTCAAACCTTATATCTGCCAAACCTTCATATCCAGATATCAGGCATAT